AACGCTACACTGCGAGGGTATACTACCGAGGCGAGAACCCCAACCGCACGTTCTTCGTCCGCGCCAGCACCTACGAGTCGCTCGTGCTGAAAGTTCAGGAGAACTACACTTTCAGGGGCGTGCCGATGGCCGCAATCTAACCCCACACTACATATTCAAACCAATCAAGGGACAAAGATGCAGATACAGCGGTCTGCAAATAGGTCTTAACACCCTGCCCCTTGACTTTAACTTACAGGGCAATCTGCGACAGACCCCTGCCTCCAAGAGAGGGGGCGAAACCTATGTCGATTAAACAACATAAAGCAATGAAAGGTAGCCCCGGTTTGCCAGATTTGCCGGGGCGTTTGGAAGCGTGGGTGAGTGGCTTAAATCTCCGTCCTGCTAAGACGGCAGACGCCGAAAGCGTCTCGCGGGTTCAAATCCCGCCGCTTCCGCAAAACAATCTTAATCAATTTAATCATAAAAGAAATGAAAACTAACATCGGAAAGAAAGTAATCGTGCGCGGAGACAGGTCCGGTATGTTTTTTGGAGTCCTTGCGGAACGCAACGGACGCGAAGTAAAACTGACGAAATGCCGCCGCTTGTGGTATTGGGACGGTGCTGCATCCAACTTTCAACTTGCAGCCGAGGGCGTGACTGCTCCTCTTAATTGCAAATTTACCGTAATGATTGACGAAATCGAGATTTTTGACGCTATCGAGGTGCTCCCTTGCACAGGAAAAGCAATTGCGTCTATTGAATCAGTGGCAATATGGAAACGATAAAAGCGCGTATCGATAGGTTCATAAGTTCCGGTTCCGGTTCCGGTTCCGGTGACGGTTCCGGTTCCGGTTCCGGTTACGGTGACGGTTCCGGTTCCGGTTCCGGTTCCGGTTACGGTTCCGGTTACGGTTACGGTGACGGTTCCGGTTACGGTTACGGTGACGGTTCCGGTTCCGGTTCCGGTTACGGTTACGGTTCCGGTTCCGGTTCCGGTTACGGTGACGGTTCCGGTTCCGGTTCCGGTTACGGTTACGGTTCCGGTTCCGGTTCCGGAATAAAGACATTCGACGGTCACCAGGTCTATATTATTGATGGTACGCAGACTCTCATTGACAATGTTCATGGCAATGTCGCGAAAGGACATATTTTGCGGTCAGATCTGACGCTTGTGCCTTGCTTCATTGTCAAACGGGACAATCTGTTTGCCCACGGGGAAACATTGCACGGTGCTTACGTGGCCCTGCAAGACAAACTGTTTGAAGCGTATCCTGAGGACGTCAGGATTGCCAAGTTCAAAGAACAGTATCCCGACTTCGACAAAAAGGTTCCGGCTATGGAGCTGTTCGTGTGGCACAACCGTCTCACCGGCAGTTGCGAGATGGGGCGGCGCAGCTTTGCCTATGACCATAATATCAATTTGGACAATGACTGGTTTACCGTCAATGAATTTATCCGATTGACTGAAAACGCCTATGGCGGCTCAATCATAAAAAAACTTCGGGATGGAAACTAAGAGATGCGCCAAGTGCGGTCGCGAGCTGCCGCTGAGCGCATATAAAATGTCGAAATACGGAAAGCTTCAGGCCGTGTGCCGGGATTGTGTGAAGGCGAAAGTGCGGGAGACACGCAGCCAAAACAACCAGTCCTGTGCAGGGGGGGACGACCACACCTGCACCGACCCCGAGCTGGACGGCAAGACCAACCGCGAAGTCATGGATATAATGGTGCGTTGCAAACGGTGGCTTGAAGCGCGAGGCTGCACCATCCATTTGAGCGGCGAGTACACCGAAGTGAAGAAGCTGAAATTTTGATGGAGAATACCATTTACGGACTGTCAAACTTTGACTATCATAATTCCGCCCCATATACGGAATATCTGTCGAGCACCGCCCTCAAAAATCACTTGAAATCGCCCCGATTTTTCAAATGGAAGCTTGACCACCCCGACGAGGAGAAATCCGATGCGCTCGAATTTGGCTCGCTGTTCCACGAGGCGATGCAGATGTTTGCGGAGGGAGTCACACCCGATGCTTTCCCAAAACTTTTCCGCGAGCGCGTGGCGGTTTTCGAGCCGCCTGTGAACGAGAAAACAGGTCAGCCTTACGGAACGGCAACAAAGGTGTACAAAGAGGCGTATGACGCTTTTCTGCAATCCAACAACGGCAAGCCGATAGCGGACGAGGAGGATATTGAGCTTGTCCACAATATGACACTCTCCCTGCTCTGCGGCTGCGGTGCGACATCCAAGCAAGTGCGCGATCTGCTGAAATGGGGCAAGCCCGAAGTCAGCCACTTTGTCGAGTACGAGGGCCGCAAGTTCAAGTATCGTCCCGATTTGGAAACCAAACGCAAGATTATTGATTGGAAAACGGTCAGCACAAGCGATTTGAGCGAGAGGTCAATCAACAGTATAATCGCCAAGTTCGGCTATGATATTTCAGGGGCGTTCTATCAGTTTATGGAGCACGAGCGCAGCGGCGCATGGAAAAACTTTTATTGGTGTTTTGTTTCCAAGCAGCCGCCATTCGATGCCGTTTTGGTTGACGCGAGCAATTGGACTTACGATTACGACCCTGCGACGGATGTTGTAATGCCGCAAGTGGGCGCAATAAAGATGAAGCGACTGCTTGACCTGCATATCAAATGCACCGAAGAAAACGAATGGCCGGGAGCGGAAATATATATCCCTGCCGATGATTTCGGCAGACGCATCATGTGTCCCACTCCACCGCAGTGGGAGATAAACAACGCTTCGGATATTCTTGAACAAACATTTTGATAAGCAAATTGGAGATATGACAGACATACAGATTTACAATGAATGAAATAGCAGCAATCACCCAAACACAGACGATGACTTCGCTCCAAATCGCGGAGGTCACAGGCAAACCCCATGCAGACGTGCTTAAAGCTATCCGCAAAATGGAGCCGGCATGGGCGAAAGTCAACGGAGGAAAATTTTCCCTCGTTGAATACACAGACGCAAAAGGCGAGAAAAGACCATGTTACGCACTTACTAAAACCGAGTGCCTGTATATCGCCACAAAGTTCAATGACGAGGCGAGAGCGAAGCTCGTCTTACGTTGGGAACAGCTTGAAATGGCAAACGCTCCGAAAGTGCCGACTACATTCAAGGAGGCGTTGTTACTCGCAGTTGAGCAACAAGAGCGGATAGAACAACAGCAACAGCTCCTTTTGGAACAGGGAAATCAAATCGCTGAGCGTGACAAGGCGATAGCCGAGCTACACGAAAAGACAAACTATCTTGACCAAATCCTTGCAAGCCGTTCAACCGTTACGGTCAGCCAAATCGCACAGGACTACGGTATGAGTGCAAAGAAGTTTAATATAGAACTACGCAATCTCAAAATCCAACGCAAGATAGGAGGCCAATGGATATTGTATGCACCATACAACACTATGGGTTACGTTCATTCTGAAACATTCATTCCCGAGAACTCGACCACAGGCAGAGTGGTGATGAGTACAAAATGGACGCAGAAAGGCCGTCTTTTCCTTTATGAGAAGTTGAAAAAGAAAGGCATACTGCCATTGATTGAACGATAGCGTAAAAATAGATTTTGCCAATTCGGATATTATGACTAACTTTGCAGCGTCCGTTAAATATCAGTCAGGTAAGAGCGATAAGCCTTGCCGAGAGTGGTTAGGCTATTTTTATTGCCTAATATGTACGCTGCATATAAAATGCAAAACGGCTGCTACCCCCTATGTGTGCGTTAATGCGCATAACGGCCTGACTGATGGTGACGGACAAAACGGGAAAGGGCAGCCGTTCTTTTTTCAACTTGCCTGTACGCCATTAAAGTCCAAAATCAGTTATGGCAACAATCATCTACGGCGAAACAACCGCCACCAAACCCAAGACAGAAGCCCAAAGGAGGCTCACCGAAGAACTGCGCAGCTACTTCATCAGCTACTTCAAGCGCAAGTACCCCGCGACAAAGAAAATCACCCTGCGCCACTACTACAAACGCTACACTGCGAGGGTATACTACCGAGGCGAGAACCCCAACCGCA